AACTGAATTGCGTGAAATGATTATTTATCAGGTTGGAATGCCCGGTCTTTGGTCAAAATTCACAGAAATGCGTGAGATTGTGCGTAAAGAGCGAGAAAAAGTCGAGCGTGAGCAAAAAAAGCCCGTGAAGAAGCCGCTTATAAAAGGCGGCAGTTTATTGCCAAATGGGAATTTCGGGCGGCAATTTGCATTGCAGTTTTTTCATGGGTCATGGTCTTTAGCGTACTGATGTACGGCATCCATCTGGATTATCAAAAATCGAAAGGACAGTAAATGGATTGGCTGAAATCAATTGCTCCTACAATAGCTACTGCTCTTGGTGGTCCACTTGCGGGCATGGCAGTTGAGGCAGTTTCCAAAGCTATAGGGGTTGACCCTAGTGAAGTACAAAACACCATTAACTCAGGCAAGATGAGTGCTGATCAAATTGCAGCATTACAACAAGCTGAGTTAGGTCTTAAAGCCAGAGCCCAAGAGATGGGTCTTGACTTTGAAAAATTAGCAGTAGCTGACCGTGCAAGCGCACGTCAAATGCAAATGACCACAGGTAGTTTTATACCTCCTGCATTATCCATTATGATTGTGTTGGCTTGGGCAGCAGTACAGTTTTTCTTGTTAACTCATGTAATTGAGCCAACTATGCGGGAATTAATTGCACGTGTATTAGGTACTTTAGATGGCGCTTTAATGCTCGTCCTTTCATTCTATTTTGGTTCATCTTCAGGATCACAAGCTAAAGATACTATGCTCCATCAATCAAGCCCAACAAAATGACTATTTTAACTAAACACTTTACTCTTGAAGAGTTAACAATTACCGATCATAGGGAGTTTTCAAATGAACCTAACGAATCTGAAAAAGCAAATCTCATGCGTCTTGCAGAATTCTTGGAGCAAATTAAAGAACTTCTTGATGGCAGTCCAATCATGGTTAACTCAGCGTTTCGGTCAAAAGCCGTAAATGATGCAGTTGGAAGTAAAGATACTAGTCAGCATCGCATCGGTTGTGCAGCTGATATTCGTGTGCCTGGGCTTATTCCTGATGAAGTAGTTAGAGCTGTTATTGCCAGTGAATTGCCATACGATCAAGTGATTCGAGAATTTGACAGATGGACACATATATCTATACCTTCAAACCCAAATGATAAACCTCGCAGACAAGCACTTATCATTGACAAAACAGGTACGAGAAAATACGCGTAATGTTATAATTGTACGCATTAGCAACTAGGGATAATTATGACCGCTTCGTTTGCTCTTACGTATGATAATTTAACATCAACAGTCCTACAGTATTTAGAGCGGAATGATGCAGCCACTGTTGCACAAGTTCCTACATTTATTACTTTATGCGAATTTGAAATAGCCCAGCAGGTTAAGACATTAGGTCAACAACAAGTAGTTGAGTCTGTTATGGTTGCAGGAAATCCTGTCATACCTAAACCTGCAAGATGGCGTAAAACAGTATCAATTAATTTGACAAACAATGGTGTAATTGCACCAATATTTCTTAGGAAGTATGAGTATTTACGAACATATGCTTCCAGTTCAACGACACAAGCAACACCAGTCTATTATGCCGATTACGACTATCAGCATTGGTTAGTTGCACCAACACCTGATCAAGCATACACATTTGAAGTGTTGTATTATGAAAGAATACAGCCATTAGCTTCCGATAATCAAACCAATTGGCTCACACAAAATGCACCTAATGCTATGTTATATGGCACGTTGCTTCAAGCCATGCCATTCCTTAAAAACGATCAACGGCAAATATTTCAGGAGAAGTATAGAGAAGCCATGGATTCACTAAAAGCAGAAGACTTACTTCGTTTAGGTGATCGTCAAACCATTGCACAGGATTCTTAATCATGACAACATATAACAATCCATTTACCGGGCAGACAATTCAGCCTTCATCGGTTGGGTTTGAATCATTATCTATATCGGCAAATACTTCATTGTCATGGTCAATTAATGGATTAGGTGGGGATGTTCCTACTGCAGCATCTATTATTAATGTATCGGCAACCACTACAGGGTTGGCATTGTTAATGCCACCTGCATATCAAGTATCCACTGGTCAAGATATTTTAATTAATAATATTGGATCAAATCCAGTTGCAATTAAAACTAATAGTGGTGCAACAACAATTTGTAATGTTGCAAGTGGTGCAGTTCAATATATTTATTTAACTAATAACTCAACAACGGATGGAACTTGGAATGCATTTACATTTGGCACAGGAACATCAGCAGCTAATGCAGGAACATTAGCCGGTTATGGTCTTAATGCTATTGCAAATACATTAAATCAAACATATCCAGTTACTAGTTATTTTACTAATACCACATTATCAGCCAATAGTCAAGCAGCATTTGCAATATGGTCAGGTGGTGTAGGCACAATTACACTACCATCATCAGCAACAGTTGGTGCTAATTGGTTTGTTAACATTGGTAACTATGGCACAGGTATTCTTACACTAACACCAGTTGGTACAGATACTATTAATGGGAATGCTAACCAGCAATTACAATTAACAGAGTCATTAGTGCTGGTATCAACAGGCACAGGTTGGAACACTTTTGGTTATGGTAGGTCTAATCAATTTGCATACACACAATATGCATTAGCTGTGACTGGTGGCACAATTACATTAACATCAGCACAGGCCTCAAATACAATTCAAGAGTATTCAGGCGCATTAGCATCAAATCAAATTATTGTTGTGCCTTCCACGGTTCAGTTGTATTCATTTGTTAATAACACCACTGGTGCATATACATTAACGGTCAAAACATCCATAGCAGGTGGTGCTACTGTTTCTGTGCCACAAGGTGGAACATTGATTCTTGTTTGTGATGGTACCAATGTTTACAATGCCGCATCAGGATCATCAAGTAGTATTACATCATTGACTCTTGGAAATGGCTCTACATCGGTTCCTTCATTGAAGTTTACTGGCGACTTAAACACAGGTTTGTATTTACCTGCATCCGGCCAGCTTGGAATTGTTGTAAGTAATGCACAAGCTGCATACTTTAGCTCAAGCGGTTTGACAGTACTAAATGGCATATCTGGAGGCACATTTTAATGACTAAAAAAGTCATATCATTATTGATTAAACCAGGTGTCCAAAGGGATGGTACTGTTTTTGATGCACCATGTTTTGTTGCTGGAATGTGGGTAAGGTTTCAACGTGGTAGACCTAGAAAAATGGGTGGTTACAATGCTATGTTTTTGAATGCACCAGAGGTATCCAGAGGGATGCTGATGCAATCACAAAGTAGTATTAACTATGTCTATTCAGGATCAAAAAGCTATGTATCTGCGTGGCAAACAGATGATGATGATGCAACCGGTGCTGGCCCTACTAATGTTAATTTAAATAACTTTACTGCAAATGCTAATAATTTATGGCAATGGGATATAGCATTTGATGCATATGGGTCAGGTTCATTTACTATTATTGGCCATCCCGGTCAAAATTTATCACATATTGACTCACAAACAAACACACCTGTGTTAAGTGGCACATTCCCATATGGTGATCTATCACAAGTTGGTGTATTTACTGCAGTTGGTAATTTATCTGGTACAACAATTACAATCACAGGAAATAATTATTTAATTGGTGTTGGTCAAACAATATCAGGCACAGGAATTACGGCAGGCACTAAAGTTACAGCAGTTGTTGTAGCATCCGGCATAACTACAGTGACTACATCAGCTAGTATGGCCACAGGTACAAGTATTACTGTTACATTTAACAATAATATATCTGTGTCAGGTGGTTGTTGTATGGTTTATCCATACTTATTTGTATATGGCAATAATGGATTAATTCAAAATTCATCTGCAGGTAATTTTCAGAATTGGGTAGCTGCTGATGCTAATGCGGCAAATCCAACAGGCACAAAAGTTGTTAAAGGTTTACCTGTTCGTGGTGGTACAACATCACCTGCAGGTTTATTTTGGTCTTTAGATTCATTAATTCGTGTTAGTTATGCACCACAAGCAGTAGGCACAAGTACTGTTTATTGGCGTTATGATATTGTAAGTAGTCAATCATCTATTTTGTCATCTAGTTCTGTGATTGAATATGATGGTATTTATTATTGGTGTGGTGTGGATCGTTTTCTTATGTATAACGGTGTTGTACAAGAGATTGATAACCCATTCAATATGAATTACTTTTTTGACAATGTTAATTATGCACAACGACAAAAAGTATGGGCAACTAAAATACCACGTTGGGGTGAAATATGGTGGTTTTATCCAAGAGGTGATGCAACAGAATGCACTGATGCTATCATATACAACGTAAGAGAAAAAGTTTGGTACGATGCAGGTGAAGCATTAGGTGCTAGACGTTCAGCTGGTGTGTTTTCAGAAGTGTTTCGTTTTCCTATTTGGGCAGGATGGGAACCTAATACTCAAAACAAATACACAATATGGCAGCAAGAACGTGGCACTGACAGTACTTATTTAACATCTGTAAATGCAGTACAAAGTACATTTGAAACAAACAATATTGGATGGGTTACTGGTGGTCCTGGTAATCCACAGTTAGCCGGTGATAACAAATGGATTAGAGTTGAAAGAATTGAACCTGACTTTGTGCAACATGGTGACATGAATGTATATATTACTGGTCCATCATATGCTGATGATGTTGATGTTATTTCAGATCCGTATACATTTTCACCAACAACACTTAAAATTGATATGCGTGAACAAAGACGTGAAATGCGTCTTAAGTTTGAAAGTAATACATTTAATGGCAACTATGAAATGGGTAACGTTTTAATTAGTGCTGATTTGGGCGATGAAAGAGGGACAGGTAACCCATGATCACATATGATCCACGAGGACATACTTGGGATTCATGGTGTGCTTTAATGGCAGAGCTATTTGCAGCACAACAATTAGGCGTTGTCACAGAAGATAAATGGCGTGACTGGGCTGATGGTATGCAAGGCATTGGTTATTTTTTGAATTCAGGTGTTCCTGATCAGAGAACTTTTAAAGGTTGGCAAGATTGGGCTGAACAATTGGCGGGAATAATGTCCATAGGTAATTAAATGGCAGATGATATACAAGATCAAGTAAATGCTTGGTTTGCCGCACCGGAAAATGCTAATGCAACACCGGCGCAAGTTGCTGCAACAGTTCAAGGATTAGGTGGTTTAGGCTCTATTCCGGGTTTAGCTGATGCATTGGCGGCACATTACAACACTAGTTCTGCAGATATTGGAACAGCTTACAATCAATTAATTGGTGGTGGTACAAGTAACGCCGGATCCGCATCTATAACACCATCTACTGGTGCATTACCTACTGTAAGTGCACCTACAACAAGTGTTGTATCACCAGTAAACACAACAACTAATTTACCACAGACAAATAATGCACTAACTAATTACACTAGTGCTGCGCAAGTATTAAGTGGTTTGCAAAATGGTTCTTTAGACAATACTACAGCACAAAATGCTTTAGCACAAGTAAATAATGCATCTAATATAAATGCATCCAGTGTGCCTAATGCAGGAAATGTTATACCTACAATTACTAGTAATGTACTTCAACCAACAACTTTAAACACTACTCAAACTTCAGGCACAACTGGAACCACAGGTACAACTGGAACACTAAATACTTCCAATGGTGTAATAACTCCATATTCAAGTTCTACAGCATATGGGACTAATCCTGCACCAGATAAAACAAGTAATGAATACACACAAACATACAATGCGATTCAACTAGGTAATACACATGTTGTTCAAAATGGCACTGATGAGAACAACAATCCAACGTATGCATTACTTGATGGTAATGGAAAACCACTGCCAGCATCAGTTATTGACAATGGTAATGGAACTTATATAATATCTTCAGGGTCAACTGGTGGTCAAATGCAGACACTTGTTGGTCTTAATAAAGAAACAGGAAATATCTTACCTGTTTTTGATTACAATGCACAAACCTACTACCAACGAGGTGGTGATGGTTCAGTACTGCATCAAATTGGTCAGGCTGTAAACTCACTTGGACCCTTAGGAACTATTGGTCTTACTATTGGATTAAACGCAATACTACCTGGCGCAGGATCGCTAGGTGCATCTATTACAGGTGCTGCAGCAGATAGCACAATAGCATTAACAGTTGGTGGTGCTGCAATTGGTGCTACAACAGGTGCGGTATTTGCAGCACTTGGTGGTCAAGATATTGTAAAAGGTGCATTAACAGGCGCTGTTACAGGCGGTGCATCAGCTAATGCTACAAATTTAGTCAATCAGTTTATTAATCCAACTGCTATTTCTTCATCTATTAATGGTATTTTTACACCAACACAAGTTAGCAATATTGTAGCTAATTCACTTGTAAGATCTGTAAGTTCAGCTGCAGCAGGTGGTGATGCAACTAAAGTACTTACAGCATTTACGAATGGCTTAATTGCAAATGGACTAGGTACTGCAGCAGCCAATGAAATTACATCATCGTTTAAAGATACTTTATCCGCGGATAATTTATCAAAAATCGCAAAAGCAACTAGCAGTGTTGTTAATGCAGCGTCAACAAGTGCATTAAATGGTGGTGATAAAACTGCAGTATCTAATGCAATTATCGGATCATTGGCAGGATCTGCAGGTAATGCATTAACATCAGGTACTAGTGGCACAACGGGAACTAAAATATCTGATTCAGTCAATTCACTGTCAGATGATGCAAAAAATTTATATCAGACTTATACAACAGCTGGATACACGCCTGAAGAAGCATATGCCATAGCTAATGGGCAGCAAATGGTTGCAAATACGCAAAATAGTCTGTCAAATGCTATGACTGCATTTACGCCACAGTCACAGACATTGATAAATAGTGCATATTTGCAATACAATAAAGCATTAAATGATGCAGTTAATCAAGTAATAAGAGGCACTATAACTGATGATCAAGGTGATGCTTTAACAACAGCCGCATTTAATAACGTACAAAATGCAATTAATACCGCATTTAGAAATGATGTTGCATCAGGTAAAATCACAGATAATAAAGATGGTTCATATACTGACACCACCACAGGTAAAATATATGCACAAAATAGTCAAGGACAATGGGTAGATACATCTGGTCAGCAACCTGGGATGGTTTCAACAGGATCATCATCTTCAGGGGCTGCAACAAACTCAGCATCTACAACACCTGCTGTAAGTAATGACTTTTTATCGCAAATAGGTTCAATATTTTCATTTGGTACAGAAGATCCAAAAGCAATTAAAGAGGCATTATTTGGAACTGGTGCAACAACGAATAATACAACGGGCAAAACAGATTTTTTACCTGGTTTTTTTGGTGGTTTACCGGGTATTAAACCTACAGGTGATATTTCATTGTATGCATTTGATTCAGATGCAAATAAAGCAGATGCAGTTAATAAGATTAATTCTTTTGACGTTACATTACTAAAAACGCCACAAGATATTGCAGCATTTAACCAACTTAAAGATAATATTAATAGTGCAGTTGTTAAGCCAACTGATAACACTCAAACAACAACAACAACACCACCTGTTACTGCAACTACAACAACACCACCTGTTACAGAAACAACAACAAAACCACCTGTTATTGCAACTTCAAGCGCACCAGCCACGGCTAGTAGTGCAAGCACACAAGCAAGTGGTAGTAATGCATCAAATACAGCATCTAGTATAAATTCTATTTTAGCTAATAGTAGTATAACTTCACAAGAACAAGCACAGCAAATAGCTGATTGGGCTAGTTCACATAGTTTAACGGCATCTGATATTGCTCTATCTATGGGCTTACCTATTGGGACTGTTAATACTTATTTTAGTAATCATAATATTAGTCTTGCACCAGGGTTTAATGGTGCTTCAAATACAAGTGTTAGTACAACAGGTTCCACAGGTACACAATCTGTAAGTGGTTCACCTACTATTAATAGCACATCTGGAACACCGGGCATATTAAGTACATCTGGGACTTCAGGTACTTCAGGCATTTCAGGTGTGGCTGTTACATCAAATCCAACAAGCACAACAGTAAATACTTCAGGAACATCTAATACATCTAATACATCCGGAACTTCTGGAACATCCGGAACTTCTGGAACATCCGGAACTTCTGGTACGTCTGGTACGTCTGGTACGTCTGGTACGTCTGGTACGTCTGGTACGTCTGGAACTTCTGGTGTATCTGGAACATCCGGAACTTCTGGTGTATCTGGAACATCCGGAACTTCTGGTAAGTCAGGAACGTCAGGCACATCAGGAACGTCAGGCACATCAGGAACGTCAGGCACATCAGGGACGTCAGGGACTTCAGGGACATCTGGTAAGTCAGGGACTTCAGGCACTTCTGGTAAATCTGGCACATCTGGTACATCAGGAACTTCTGGTAAGTCTGGCACATCAGGAACTTCTGGCACATCAGGAACTTCTGGCACATCAGGAACTTCTGGTACTTCTGGTGGGCCACCAATAACATCAACGCCGACAACAGGCGCAGCACTTAGTGGCAGTACAACAAACACTTATGGGACATTACCGGCAAATTTAGTTGCTTCAATGCTTGCAGCAGCACCAGTATCAGAAAGAAAGAAGCTTATGGAAGATTTAAAACAACTATACCCAGGATTAAATCATTTAGACTCACGCACATTAGCTTTATTATCAGGTAAAGGAGCACAAAATGATAGTTCAGGTTCTGGTGCATTAATGCAGTCAAATATGTCAATGTTAGGGCCGCAAACTGGATCTAGTGGTTCACCGTTATCACCAACACAAGTGGCAAGTACAACATCCACGCCAATTCCAGGTACAGGATTAGGAACTGGTGGTTCAAACCCTAATAGCTTTAATGCATTAACATCTGCAGGATTGCAAGCAATTAATGGTGGTGCACTTCCAACATATAAAGATGGCGGAACTGTAGATCATAAGCCTGAATTTATTACTGGTGCAACAGGTCATTATGTGAAAGGAAAAGGCGATGGGCAATCTGATGATATTCCTGCCATGCTTGCTGATGGTGAGTATGTATTTGATGCTGACACTGTGGCAGCTTTAGGCAATGGCTCTTCCGATGCTGGTGCAGAAATGTTAGATAAAATGCGTCAAGCAATAAGAAAACATAAAAGATCTGCCCCACCTGATAAAATACCACCCAAGGCAAAGTCACCATTGGAATACTTGAAAGGTGTTAAATAATCATGGCACTACCAACAACCACGGCATTTAACCCGTTAACTTCTAATTTAAATCTGATGCAACCATCAGCTATAAATGCAGGTAATCCAAGTCTAGGCAATCCTACAATTACCCCATACACAACACCAGCAGGCGCAACTAATGCTGCTGCAACTGGTTATGCACAACCACCTAATTTAGGTGTGACACCGGGTTCAACAGTGCAAGGTACTTTTACACAAGGTGCGGCACTGCCTAACATTACAACTTCACAACAGCAAGCTACTGCAGCACCGACTTTTTATACAGATTATTTAAATCAAATAGCAACACAAGGTCAACAAGCTAATCAAAATGCGCAGTTTGTTGGCCCTACAGATTTACAAACTGCTGCATTTAATCAAACTGCGTCTAATGTAGGTAATTACATTCCCACGCTAAATGCAGCAACAGGGTTGGCACAAACAGCTGCAGGTGGTTTAACAGGTGATATTAAATCTTTAATGGATAATTCACCAACTACTGATTTAGTAAACTCAATTGGCAACTTAGGTCAAGCTAATATTGCTCAGAACTTAGCGCCACAAGCAAATGCTGGTGTTGTTGGATCAGGTGGTTTTGGATCTTTACGAGGCCAGCAAGCATTAGGTGAAGTTCTTGCAAATGCTGGATTAGGCATTACTGCACAACAAGCCGCAGCAAAACAAGCTGCATACAATACTGCAACAAATGCAGGTGTTCAAGAGCAGTCAAATAAAATAAATGCAGCTAATCAACTAGGTAATTTAGCAAATAGCACACAATCCTTAGGCTTAGGTGATGTTAATGCATTGGCTACATTAGGTGGTCAACAACAAACAATTGCACAGAATCAGCAAAACTTCCCAATGCAAGGACTGGCAAATGAAGCCTCTTTGTTAAGAGGGTTTACAATACCTACGTCCACGGCATCAAGTTATACTGGTCCTATTCCTGGGGCTTATTCTGCTTCACCATTACAACAAGTTGCAGGACTTGGTGCATTAGCTGCAGGTGTTAGCAATACAAACTTAGGCCAAGGTATTGCTAATACGGTTAAAGGATGGTTAAATCCAAGTACTCCTGGTGGTACATCATTAAATTTTGTTGGTAATACAGTTGGTGGTGATTCAATGTACTGGAATGGCACAGGATACGTGTACTCTAATGGCACACCAGTTCCAATGGAAGATAATCCCGGTCTTAATGGTTACGGAAACGGATAAGGGTAAATATGGCACTTCCAACATCTTCTTCTATACCAATTGTTGCAGGCGGTGATGACACTGCAACAGAATCATACAATGCAGCAATTAAGAATGCTTTATCTGCATTAACACAAAGAGTTCAGCCTAATTACTTTGCACTAGCAGGTCAGTTATTTGACCCAGGCAAAACTGGAAGTGCTGGTGAAGCCATTGGTAGAACAGCAACAGAACTTGGTAGACAACAAGCCGCTGAAGAATCACTTGCGCCACAACGGGCTTTAATGACCGCCCAGTTGGCTGGTCAACAATATGAAGTGTCTAATAAGGCTAAAGCATTAAAGATGCTAGGGGGTTTAATGGGCCCTGAATTAGGCACAACAGATCCTGTGCAAATACAATCAGCAATTGAGTCAGGTGATATGCCAGCAAGTGCATTTGCAAAATTAACGCCTGAAAAAATGATGATGATTGGCTCATTGGATAAAAGCTTAGGCGAGACAGTATTTAAAGCAGGAACTGCTGCAGTTGAACGTGAAAAAATTAGACAAGGTGAAATAGACAGAAACTACAAACTCACTAAAGAATTACCTTTAAAAGAACGTGAAGTTGCGGCATCTGAATTAGGACAAAACATTAACAAAGGTAAATTTGGATTTGACATCGCTAAGTTAATTTCTGAACAAGGCCCTGGTGTGGTAAGCATGTTGAACAGCTATATTGATCCATCTTTAATGCAAGGTAATACTAATAAGCCTGTAACTACAGCATCTGTGCCTTTACCTGTTGCAAATGGCAGAATATCTAGTCCATTTGGTGAAAGATTAAATCCATTTGATAACAAGACTAAAGAATTCCATAGTGGTATTGATATTGCAGGTAAAGAAGGTTCACCTGTTAATGCAATTATCCCGGGAACAGTCTCTTCAGTAGGCCCTGTAGGTGGTTATGGCAATCGTGTAGAAGTTAAGCATGCTGATGGATCAACATCTTACTATGCACATCTGAAAGATGCTACTGTAAAACTTGGTGATGTTATAGGGGTTAACCAACCAATTGGTACTCTAGGGGCCACAGGGAAGGTCACTGGGCCACATGTTGAGTTTGGAATACAGCACAATGGTAAAGCAATTGATCCTCAATCTATTCTTTCATTTGCGCAACCACAGCAACAAACTACGCCACAAGTAAGTGCCCCGAACAAAGGCCCATTACCTACTAACATGCCTGCTGGTGCACCTGCTGCAATGCTAGGGAATCAAGCATCTGATCTTGAAGGTTTACCCCTTGCAACACAAAACAAAGTGATCTCTGACCGTATTACTGAAAATGATAAGAATTGGAAAGCACATGTTAGTGAATTGTATGCATCAACACCTGGTGTTATTAAAAATCAGAATGATGAAATTGAAGAAGTGCTAAAGATAGCCAAGACTAATCCTAGTGTTTTCAATATTTTAGGTTCAGGTTCTTGGTGGGCAGGTCTTAAACATGCCATGGATGAAGGTGCAAAAGTTGGTAGGTTTCCCATCAGTTTGCCTGTGCAGACATTTGCAGAATATGGTAACTTAAATGAACAACAGTTAAAAGATTTAAGAACTGTGCAGCGTAATTTAGGTAATATCTATCTTGCAAGTATTGCAGAACGTGGAAAAGTATTGGGTAGTAATCCTACAAACTTTGAAGATCGTTTGTATAAAACACCAATGGCTTCAGAAAAAGATCCTGCATCTGTAGTTCAAGAATGGGCTGCAAAACATTTGTTGTATAACAATGCAAAGTTATCTATGTTTAATGCTTATAAGCCTTATGCAAGCAACCCTAAACTAGGTGCACATCATTTTTTTACAGATGATAACTCACCTTATAATACAATTACAGAAAACTATAATAAGTTTTATCGCCAACTTAGCGGACAAAGGTGATCTATGGTACAACCAATGACTCCACAACAGCCTGCAATTGATCCATTTTTAAATCCTAGTGCAACACTTGGGGATATACATCCTGTGCTTGGTGAAATGCAACCTGCACAAAATGTACAAGATCAGAATGCAATGATATCTGGTGGTGCTAATGGTAATTTAGCTAATCCGCCTGCAGGAATGCAGTTACAACCGCCATCACCACCTGTGCAACAAGCACCAGTGCAAAATCAACCGCTTGATCCTTCTAAGTACGGCATTATTGGTGCAGGTATTGGAGCTGGTGCTGGGTATGCCATGCCATTGCCTAAAGCAGTTACACCTCCAGATGTTATTAGTGCCAATACTTCTGCTGCAGGACAATCAGCATCCGCACAAGCAATGATGGCTGACCTTGTAAAAAGACAGTTAGCACACACTAATCAGTTATCTTCATTACAACAAGCAATGCAAACCACTGGTCAAATGCATGAGCAACATGTGGGTAATTTAGCTAATGCAACACAAGCTGCAAAGCAATTAAATGCTATGCCATTATCATTAGACACCGGTGATAAATGGGCTATTGAAAATCCTAGCACAGGTACAACAGGTTCAACTGGTAGTATGGGTCCTGGTGGTAAATCAGTTGCTGAAGCAGCAAGAAATTACCGCATGCAACAAGGCAATAAAGAATTTGAAGGTCAAGGGCTAAAAGGTTCTGAAGGTGCTAAATTTAGAGTAAATCGTGCAGGCATTATTGAGCCTAACCGTGATGTGCCATTTACACCTTCACAAGAAGCAGCCAAAAAAGCTTATTTAGATGCACAACAAAAAGTTGCTGAGTCAGAAGCCAAGTTAAAAGAACTTAGAGCTGAACATGATAAACTAGCTAAAGCAGGCCCTTATAGTCGACAACATGATGAAGCTGTTTCAAGACAACAAGCATTAGCTGAAGGTGAAAAAGTTAAAGCCGAAGAAATGGCTAAACAAGCTAAAGCTGAAGGCAATATAGCAAGACTTGGCAGAATGCTAGGTAAATTTGCGCCACCTGCAGGTGGAAGTATTTCAGGCTATTTTGGTGCACAAGCTAAAAATGAATTTGACCAAGGTAGATATGGGCCAATGGCAGTTCATGCATTAGGTGCATTAGGTGGTGCTGGAATGATGGCACCAAATGCTGCAGTAAGAGGTGTAGGTGCATTAGCAACTATTCCTGGTATAGCATATGATATTTATAAAGGCAATCAACCCAGTGAATGGGAAGATAACAGCCCATTGCCTAAATCACGCTAATTAGTTTTTACTGGCGGTAAATCTTCTAACCAATGTGCCGATGAAGTAGTTCCGTTATGGCATAGATACGTTACTGTATGCCTTGTAGGATTACGATACACTTTAAACTTAGGCATAGTTTCTCGGCTTACCACATTATCAGCCCAAAAATGAGCCACAGTATCTAAATTTTTATACAAGTCAATGTACAACTCTTTAGCAAACCGTTTATTAAATGCCATAGATGAGCTAATACCATCTGGGTCATGCGCTTTGAATCTAGTTACTTCATAAGTAAAGTTTTTGCTATTTACTTTTAATAAGCCACCTAAGCTATTTAGCACAATATCTGCATCATTAAGAATTAAGTCTGCTATACTATTTGAAATATGATCTGACTGATAGATATCATCTTGGTCGCACCAAAAATAATAATCGCAATCATAACTAAGCAGCATTTTTAATGGTATACCATACCAATTTTCTTGATGTTTATCAGTTGTGCCATTGTAAATCCAGTCATATCGGTATGGCAATTTAAGATCATTGATAGCCCATTGATAATTTTCAAATGGGCCATTTTGATAAAATGCTACATGTGTTGGCAATACAGTCTGAAATGCAAACTGCATTGCCACCATTCTAGCAAAATCAGGTCTACCATGTAATGGTGTAAAGATACCTATCTTAGGCGTCATTTTTTCTTTCGATTAAGATAGTTGCCACATGAAATGCTTCATACCATATGGAATATGGATCATTAAGCATATCTTCATTGTTTGAACGCTTAAGTAATTCCACCCAGTCATTGTAAGTTTTTTTGATTATTGCTTCATCCATATATACTTTCTAAATATTGTTTATAGACTTTCACACTTCTGTTAAGTGACTGTTTATGCATATCATAAAATTCAGCAACTTCCATTTGTCTTTTTAAATTGACTACTACGTCATACAATGGATGAAGTGTGACATCAGCCCAGTTTTCTGCATATTGACGTTTGAACTCATGGAAGAGTCTTCTACGTTCACGTTGCTTAAACGTTTTAAGCTTCTTTTCACATTCATACCATCGTTTCATACGTATCTCTTTTCAATAGCATCCATTTGTGCTAATAAAAACTCACGGATTTGTAAGTAAGAATCACTGCCTGGAAATTCATCTCTAGGCCGTTTGTAAACAAATTGTTCTTCACACCAGTTAAAGTTGTCATTCTTTGCGTTTGGTGGGAATATATTTGTTTTACCTTTACCACATTGTTTTTGATAGAAAGCATCTGGTTTTCTGAAGTCCACTAATCCTTTAAGGAATGGATAGATCTTCAATACTTCAAGCCATAACTTCATTGCAATGACATTATCTACCGTGGTTTGGATTTGTTCATCACCACGCATAATGCAGTATCCCATAAGATCTTTAATAGTACAGCGAACCATATAAAAATGTTCAAAATTCCTAGGCATAATAGTGCGAGCATCAAGGCCATGGACTTCACCGCTATCAAGCATATCCATATAAAGATCACGAGCTGCATTAGTAATGCTTTGGTAACGTTCATAGAAATCCTTATTAGCCATGATTGAAGGTTTAACCATCACATTGTCATCACGCATATCTCTATCACTACAGACTTGAGCTGAAAAGCTAAATAGTCTATGGCGAATTAAATGGGTGGTATCTACCATATCCATGCCATTAACTGTCCATGTAATATTAATGGTTTCCATTGCAGTTGGTAGCAATTCAAACCTAAACAATTCATCAATAGTTTGGTCAATATCTTCTTCGGCAAATGTGTACTGAAGTTTATCATTCCATGTATTCATTAAGAATACTGCAATAATCTTTCTAAATTCAGGTATCGATGGTGCTCCCACTATCTTTACGTTGATATTTTCTAGTTGGTTCATGAAGTTTATCGGATCCGGTTTCTTGTGAAATTTGATCTCCGTGTGCATCTTCTGTAGATTCGGCATCTGATCTTTGTTGACTTTTGGCATTATTTTCCCCTTGAAGTGTTGTTAAATGAATTTCTACTAACCTTGCATAACCTGCAATATCTACCCAACTATCTATATGGTCTGGTGTGATGGCCAGCCTAGATAATTTCATAACGATCTTTGAAAAGAATAAATAGTACTCCATAGGTAATGATTCACCATGATGTGATTCATACCTAACACATATTTCATTAAGAACGTTTGATTCCAATGTTATCCCTTCAAAAAAATCACCGTAAATTGCGCCTCTCTGTTGTAAAATTTGATCTGTCGTTGTCATGGAACCACCTTATAAGGTTTAAGTTTTTGCTCAAGTTCGTATAGTCTTCTACAACTATTACGGTACACATCAGTCATGTATCCCTGGTTCCCCAGTTGAATTTCATTGTCAGCATATTGCTTACATTGTAGTGCATCAGCATAATGTACTGCCAAGGCTTCTGGTGTGTCTGAGTTATATTCCCTAATCCACATTGAAACATGCCATGGCATATCATTGGCAATTTGTTCTTCAGCTTCTTTTAATGCTTTAGCAACATTAGGAAACTGCTTCTTGACCATATGGTTTACATCAGATATATACATCTCAGGTAAGTCATGGCACAAAGCAATCTTAATTGCCTTATCCACGTCAAACTTATAGTCATTACGGAGTAGTAATACAGCTAAAGCCACAAAATAACTATGTGTTGCCACACTTTCTTGTAGCAGTACAGGTTTCATACTGTACCGCTTTGTGTGCTCTAATGTATAACTATCCATGAAGAACTTTTCATACTGTTCATTCATCATGATCTTTCATATCTTTAATCATTTGATTTAATGCAAACATTTGTTTTGTTTTTTCTGTCTGCAAGTCATGTATATGCTGCATAGCTGTACCTAATGCCATTATTGCGCCATACAATTCATTGATTTCATCCCTGACTTCTTGTTTGGTCTTACTCATACTTAATCTCCTTATCATCCCATACTTTAAGTTCAAATGCACCTGACTGCTTGATTTCTTTAATGGCTATATCCAATTGGTTAATTGAGCGGACAACTGCACCAGATGCAGCAAGGACTAAATTAAACTTTTGATCTTTTTTACCGGTTAGCCACACATAAATAATAGGTACACCTTGAGCATAACACCAACCTGCTTCAAATAATGTACCAGGATCTTTTCCATCGGTGACACAAACAGTTAAATCAGTTGAGTACAATGCATCAATGTTAACCTTTAACACATCAGCAGGTTTCATTGTGTCCGGGTTGTATAACATATCATCCTTAGGGCTGAAAAATGTTAATGCATTTTTAGCTAGTACATCTTTAATTTGTTCTATGATAGATACTTCATACGGATTAAAGAATGGACTTGCAATATAAACACGAGGTTGTCGACTTATGGGTTTCATGATTGTTTCCTTTGAACCCCCGAAGGGGCAGTTGTTTAACTATATTTTTTGATGAATGATTGAAGTTTGCGAACTTGTGCTTTAGCCCACTTTTGCTGGGTTAAACCATTTTCGCCACGCAAATCTTCTGCATTCCAATGTGATTCATGTGGGGAAATAAACAAACTTAAAACGTAATTAGCTTCATGCAAGATTTCTGAATCTGTATAATCTTCGATGTTCTTTTTATCATCAGCGGAAATATTATCCAGTGTGTAAGCTAATTCATCGATTGCCATAGCTGATTTTATGATTGATCTTGTAGTAATTACCATTTTAGTTCCTTTGAAGTTTAGAAAGTTAAGCGTTTACTTGAGTAAACAGTTTAATTATAACATGTTTTTGATGTAAGTAAACAGTTTACTTAACTTATTTCTAAAATAGTTTCTCTATTCGCATAGTCTTTAATGGCATTCATCAAAGCTTGTTGCGATTTATCTTTACGGCTTGTGGCTGCAACGATAGCTTCATCAATAGTATCTTTAGCAATAACTTGATGAACAATTATGTTATTCCTCTGTCCTTGGCGCCATAAACGTCGGATAAACTGTTCATAGATTTCCAAGGACCAAGTATTGCTAAACCATATAACTGCATGACCAGAACCTTGTAGGTTTAATCCGTGACCAGCACTTTGCGGATGTGCTAGTAAAACTGGATGTTTACCCTGATTCCAATCATCAATAATTGTTTGCATTTCTTTTCCTGTAATACCTGATCCAATAAATGGTGCATTAGGAAAAGCTTTTTGTAATCTAATTAAATCATGTCTAAAATGATAACCAATTAAACATGGTTTGCCATTCATACCTTCAATAAGTTCTAAAACTGCGTTTATTTTTTCATCATGTAAAATTTGTATGTCTTTATCTTCACCATCTAGATAAATTGCACCATTAGCTATTTGCTGACATTTTCCGACGGCAACTGCAGCCGTGGATGCTGTAACTTTATTGTCATTAATATCCAATAGCAATTTATCTTCTAATTGTTTATACATAACTTTTATTTTTGCAGGTAAAGTTACATGGACTTTATTTGTAATTAGCTCAGGCATGTCAAGATAGTCTTCTGCTTTCATACGTAAAACTTTATTTGCAAGTTTTTCATATATTTCTTTATCGGCATTTACCTTTAACGCCCATTCATAGCCACCGTATCCAGTTGGATGGAAATATGCTGTTCTAAAATGTGTAATGTACTTACCAAATGTTGCACCACGGTCAATAACTAATTGTGGTCCAAACACATCCATTAGACTGTTTGGTGCAGGTGAACCAGTTAAACCGAATCTACGCTTAAAGTTATTTAGCATTGGTGAAAGTGCTTTAAACCGTTCTGTTCTAGTATTTTTTAAATAGCTTATTTCATCAACAATTAAAGCATCATATGGGAAATGATTCTTTTTAGCTAACCATTGTAGACCTTCAAAATTAATAACATGGATAAAAGACTTATCACCATGTCGATGATCTTTATTTGGCCCATGCAAAATACTAATAGTTAAATCATTAAAGTTATCCCACTTATTGATTTCTTCAGGCCAAACAGCATATGTTGGTCTTAATGGCGCAAGAATAAGCACTTTGTTAATTGCTTTTGCCGCCCTCAAGATCTTCAATGCCTGTAATGTTATACTTGTCTTTCCTAGTCCTGGATCCAGCCACAGTTGACCTGATCCGTTTTCGACTAGAAACTGAACTGCTTTCATTTGATAAGGATGCGGATTCCAATACATTTGTGATTTCCTCTTTTGTTCTTAGTACAAGTACTTTGTGGTTTAGACTTTTTAGTGTGTCATGAACTGCATGTTGTCTAGGACTAAGTGAACCAGTTAAAGTTTTAAGTTCTATCCACCATACTTTTTTGTTTAAGATGATCAAACGATCTGGCCATCCTGTTGAAAAGCGTAAATGCAATTTAATGGTTGCAATATTAAGCCTTTTGCATTCTTGACTGAAAAAACGCTCAAGTTGTCTCTCAAGCATTACAATCCTTTCCATCTTGTTTTTGGCTCATTGGCTCTTTGCATGTAAAAGTGAATTAAGAATCTAAACACTTGTACATAAGTCATCTTAACGCCATAGTCATCTTGAAGACGATCACGAATCCTGTCAATTTCTGTTGGAACGTCAATAGTCACACGTTTAGTTCTTTTACGATTGATTGGTGTTATTTCAATCATGTGTTCTTCTCCTTGAGTTTGGCTTGAACCGCAAAATATAAACTTTCCCAATCGTGTTGCTCTGTGGCTAATTTTTGTTTATCCTCATCTGTGAGTCCTACCCATGTGCGTTGTTTAAGGCTTTCAATCTCTGCTCGTAACTCAATATTGATTTTGTGTTCTTCAATACCTTTGCGAATTAATTCGCTAGTCACCTGCGTTTCCCGATGCTCCCAATCGCTGTATAGCATATTGGTTCGGGCAAGAAACTCAATCTTTTCATTGAGCCGTTTGATTTCCGCATCTTTATCGTAGTAAGAAAGAGTGCAGTTATCGTAGTTTTCGCAACAAGTATCAACCATCCCATTGGGGCAAACAGTTCTATTCATGTGTTCTTTTCCTTTAGTTTGGCTTCAATGTCTCTGGCAAAGTCGTTTATCCATGCGCCATAAACAATACGCCATTCATCACATATTGGTTTTAAATCTTCTTCTGTCAGTCCTACCCATGTGCATTGTGGTGATGTGTAGAGATTTGTACCAATAGGCAATGCAGGCTCATGCCACCAAGAATGCGTTACGTTTGCCCTTGATTCGGATATGACTATCGCCACAGGATCATCTTTTGTTTCTAGTGCTTCTTTGATAGCGGTGATTGCTTCGTACATCTGCGGTTCAAAGTCTTCCAATATCCACGCATCTTTGTTGACACGTTCAATAAACTTAAGCGCCATTTGTAATGCTTCGTCTTTAGTCATCCCAGTACTCCCAAAGCCATAGGTCATAAAACCCCCAAACAAATAGCCAATCCCAACTACGTTGAGGCTGCTTATTATTCCAATAATATTCTGCCAAAAAAAGTGCAGTATCTTTTGATGGTGCAGGTGCATTTACCATTTGCAAGGTCCTCCATTATCTTTACGGTAATGACACCATTTGCAAAACTGATTTGGATTTGGTGCAAATATATTATCTTTTTCTGGTGCAAGAATTCTACCAACCATTAATGATTTAAGACTACTTAAGTCTTCACGTTTAATTGTAGGATATTCTTTAGTCTTTTTAAGATCAATAAACTCAATGATATTTTTTACTTCTGATATATGTGGTTTAGTTGCTAAAATAACAGCTGAATACACACGTATCTGGTCGGAGTAATCTCTATCTTTACCTGTTTTAAAGTCAATTACAACTGCTTTATCTTCATGTTCAAGATACAAATCAATTACACCACGAAACATTGACATTGGGTCATCATAAGGAATAGCATTCCAATGTTTATCAACAGAGAATTTCATCTCTGATTGTGCACCATTTTCTTTCCATACTTTAATGCTATTAGCCAAATGCATAATCTCATCGGACAAAAGATCTAATCCACCTTTAATAGCATTTTCAATCTCTGCATGAATCATTGTGCCACGTTCTGCTGCAGGTCCTGATGGTTGTGGTAATCGAAGTATGCGACTAAATTTGTATTTAGATGGACATTCTTCGTACATTTTGATTGCTGAATATGAATAAGGATATGGCATTATTTAATCTCTGCAAAGTTACGGCCGATTTTTGGTTCAGCAATTAATGGGACATCTAATTTAAAGCAATTAAGCATGCAATTAGCTAAGTTTTCAGCTTCACGTTCTGCATGCTCTTCTCTGACTGAAATGATTAGTTCATCATGTAATGATAAAAGAAGTCTGCTATCTTTGGCTGTTTTGTAATAGTCAATCATAGCTTTCTTATTCATATCAGCGCCGGAACCTTGAATCAATGTGTTTAATGACTTAAATCCGAATTCCATCATTTTGCCGTTGATAAATTTAGGTGGTTCACCTTTCACCAATCTACCACCAATAGTGGTAAATGGTGCACGAAGTCTATACCTATTGGTTAAATCATTATTGATCTTGTCAAGACCAGGTGCAACTTCAGTCTTGTACAAGTCAATTAAGTTCTTTGCCTCAGGGTATGGAATACCTAGCATTTCACTGATCTTTTTAGGTCCTGCACCATACAATATGCCAAATGACATAACCTTTGCATAATCCCTAATGATAGGTCTACCAGCTTTTTCAGACATAATACCTGCTGCAAATGCATGTAGATCTGCTTTAGGGTCTTTACGGTACTGTGCTGCTAATTTACCATCCTCAAAGTGTGCAAATAGTCTAAGTTCCTGTGCTTGGAAATCCACTGAAACAACCACATCACCTTCATCTGGAAGTATGTATTTCCTAACTCTAGGTAATACAACACTTTGCAATTCAGGCGGTAGTTTAGACTGAGGTTCCTTGGTTGGCATAGTCTGAAGTGTTGGTTTGGCTGATAATCTACCAGTTCTTGTGCCACCAACTTCACCTCTAACAGTATTCCATTCAGTGTAAATCCTACCATTAAATGCTGACTGTTCCAACCATGGCTCAATATATGTTCCATTAAGTTTAACCAATAAGTCACGATACCGAAGTACAGTTACAAGAACTTCATCGGTAATCATGTCTTTTAGTGTTTCTTTATCGGATAGTAATGTGCCTTTATCACTCTTTGGCCAACGTTTATTATCATAAAAACAACCTTTGGTTTGAATTAAATCAACCAATTGCTGACCTGAGTTGTAATTGATTTCTGAAACATTGAAATATGTATTAAGCCATTGTTCGCATAATCCAATATCATGTAATGACTGTGTTTGACATTCAAGCATTCCATCACGATCAACACGAACACCAAGTTTAGAATTTTCAAGTAAAATTGGCATCAATGTTATTTCACGAATATAAGCATCGGACATTGTAGCTTGTACTTCACGTGTAAAGTCATACAACAATGCTGTTAGTCTTACATCTGCATTTGCATATTTACCAACCAATTGTGCAGGACCACGCGCAATAAATGCACCAGCTTGTTTAGGTTTCTTTTTAACTTCAGGAATATTAGCAATAAGCCACTCAAATAGCTCATCACGTTCTTCTGGTTGAACACCTAACCATTCCTTACAAAGTTCTTTTAGTGCTAAACTTCTTACATATGGATCATATAAAAAGGCTAACACCAAAGTATCTTCAACACGCATAGGATTAAGAAATGGTAGATCAAAATGTTCCATAATAACTGCCATATCAAACATGGCATTATGAAAACAAATATGTCTACCACTTTCATAGATCTGCACAAGAATATCTCTAACTGCTTTAAAGCTAGAGTTATTACCTGTGTCATGTGCAAATGCAAAATAACCGGATTGAAATTGTCCAGACCTATCTAATACCGCTAAACCAACAGGTTTTGGTGGGTAAAATTTAGGTCTAGGACCGATTGCTTCCGTTTCAAAGTCTAGGAAGATAGGATCAGACATCTTAATACTTTGTTGACTGAGAAACGGCATTTGTGGTTTCACCATCATCAATACCAGCAGTTTCCACTGCATTAGTCATTTCTTTTTCACCTCTAGTGATTAAAGCTTTAATGATTTCAACATCATCAATTGCACGAACAAAATCAAATTCAAGTTTGAATTGTGTTTTTGGATCAGGCACAAGACTAATTTTAGTAACCACTGCTGAAAGTGGACGTTTAACTGCATTAGCAATCTTTTGCAAATAAACAGCAAATGCTTTTACTGAGGTCTCTGGTGCTCGTAATGCTGCAACTTCAGCCATATTAACTGCATCAATAGAACCGATGGAATCTGCTGTCACGATTAAAAGTCTACGTTTTTCAGCACAAGCTTTACCTTTACCACCTGTTGTTGAACTACCCCATTGATCTTTAGGGCAGTTAGCACAAGTGTCAGACTGTTTTTGCTCTGAGTTAACATTAGGCTTTAAACCAGTCATGGTTTGACCTAAGGCAAAACACACAGGACCTGCAGGCTTTGTAGGATCGTAACGAGCTGTATAGTAAAGCCTTTCAACAGGTGAGGCAATAACAACAACCTCAAGGCTATTACCTGCAATAGGATTATCCTTGTAAGTTAGTATGCCACCTTTAGTGCTAAGGAATGTAATTCCTGCACTACCTTTTTCAGCCTCCAAAGAAGCTTGAGCCATTTTTTCCAATTCGTTTTCGAATAATGCAACTTGATTTTTAGACATATTAATTCCTTATTTACGTGATTTAGTAACGGTGATACCCCAGACTTCTGCAGAGGAGGAACCGGGTATTTCCTCCTTAGCTTCCCAGCGATCTCTGAAAGCTGTAGAACTTAAACGTTTATGCAATAAGTCAAAGCTTTTAGTCTTTGTAACATAATCATAAAACAAATCCCAATCGATAATAGTTGGATGAACAACTTTTTTCATTGTAACAGAATGACCAGCTTCAGAAGCAGCTTTGGTTGTACCTGCTGTAGACATTAAATTCATTAAATCACCTTCTAACATTGCTTGTGTTTTAGAAAGTTCTTTATCTAATGCTGTGCATTCGTCACGTTTAATTTTAATTTCAACAATTTGGTCTATTAATTCATTAATCAACATTTTCATTCTCCAATTCTGACTTTGTATAGATATCCACAACCATACCAGCTTCATCAAACATTTCGCCTGCAATTTTCCATGAATCTTGCCAATGCTTATTTGGGCTTAACATGGAAACATGGCGACTAAATCCAGCCTGAATGATCATTGCTGCACATTCACTACAAGCCATCATTGGATATGTATAAATTGTGCAATTCCTAAGATCTTTTTTAGCGAAAATAATAGCATTTCTTTCTGCATGAATTATCATTTTCAACTTAATGTCACGATTTGTCAACCTTTCCTCGTTATCAGTGACAAGTTTAGGCAGACCATTAAACCCAACACTAATAATTTCATTGTGCTGGTTAACAATAACAGCACCACATTTTGTAGATGGATCTTTAGACCAAGTTGAAACTAACTTAGCTAAATTAAGATACCGCATATCCCATTTGTGCTGATTAGACATTTGCTGACTCCATAAAACGTGGCGTAAAATGATTTTGACCTTTGTACCATACCATGGACATGATAGACTTTTTATGCCGATAGTAAGTTTGATAAGCTGTTACAGCATCTTCGTGTTTACATTCATCAGGCATACATTGCGGAGGATCTTGCCATGTTAAAGGCATTGAATACATAGGCTTAGGTGCATATGCTAATTCGCCATTAAACAATTGACTTGATTTATGATGATGACCATACCTACGATAAAATTCCTTGGATAAACAACGACCAAGTGCATTAACATAGTCATAATGTAGTCTGGATTGACGAACCCAAACAGCACTAGGGTGATTTTTATGTGTTGGTTTCCATGTAACTGGATTGCCATATTCGTGATGGCATGTGGCAAGTAGTTGACCTGATTCTAGAATCATTTTAACTACATGTTTGTCGCAATGGTAAAGTGCGGCAATGTTAGGAACACGATGTAAGAAAAATATATTCATGATGATTAATCCTTAAGTTCGATTATTTCACCGTGAACATACTCATAATGGTCGATGATATCCTGATCAGACCATTTAGTAACTGGTTGTGTTTCACCAATTAGTAAATCACAAACATAAGATTCCAAATCATCTTCTGATTCTATTAAATCCTGTGCAATTTTAATGATTGCATCTTCACGTTTTACAATGTTTACTTTTATTTTAAGGTTTTTAGCCATTTAATACTCCTGTTTTAGAAAGTTAAGAAAGTTTAGTGTTGTTTACCGTAGTAAACAGTTGGATTATACCATGGTTTGATGTGAAGTAAACAAATATTTATTTAAAATTTTATTTATTTTTTCTTCAGGTGCCTGCCAACCTTCAGGTTTTTGAGCATCTTGTTGTACACCACGGTTAGTTGAACCAGGTGTTTTTTGCATGTTAGCATCATGAACCACATTAAAAATCTGTTCTAATGGTAAACCCATATGATGAGCACAACCCATTGCAACATAAATTAAATCAGTGATTGCATCAGCAGCATCAACCATGTTTTCTTTTTCATGTGCACGCATAAGTTCGCTTAATTCTTCCATGATAAATCTTGCATAAAAACTCATGTGTTCTGGCTGTAATAATGCCGGTGTATCTGATACAGGCAGTTTAAGTTTAAGTCTAAATTCTTTTACTTTATCATACATCATTTGATTTTTCCTTTAAGTTACGTTTTTGAAATAGTTTTGCTACTTGCATTCGTGTTAGTTTTGCTTCTTTTAATTGATCATCAATACATATTTCCTGTGTGGTAAACCTGTGTCCATTAGCGCATTCTCTTCTGCGTCTAGGCATTTTAGTGTAATTTACAAAACTCCAAGCACCACAATGTGGACAGTTCATACTTGTTTCCTATACCAGTCAGCAAAATTACCTGTGTATGTTGCATCACCGTAATGAGCACATGTGTGATTAATATCTGCGTAGACTTTAAATCCGCCATTGATTAGCTTATTACACAGGTTAATATCTTCCGACACATAACCATTGTCAAATACATCGCATTGGAACATACGTTTTCTTGTGGTGAAGCCATCCAAATATGATATGGAGTTATCCATTAAATATGTGACGGCTTTTCTAGACAAACGAAAAAATCCAGTGCCAATGCTTTTGACTTCCAATAAACCAAGCCATGGATCATATGTATGCTGACTCATGTCTTCAGGTCTAATATTGTAATGTTCTTCACTATCCTTCATGCGAACAGGAATACCTACAACATCAACTTGATGACCAAGTACAGCAAAAAATGCAGCAGGATCAAATGACTGATCTGTATCTATGAACACAAAATCATCCATGCCTTGATCATAAGCATCTTGCAGCAAATGATTTCTAGCACGTTCAATAATAGATTCATGCATAAGAAAATTTAGATGCATTGACATACTTTTAATATGCGAACCCAATCTAAATATTTCAGCCATAGATATGCAAAAGTTACAATGAACCTTGGCATCATATGATGGGCAAAGAATTGCTACTTTTCTAGTCGTCATTGTCATCATCACTTTCACTGCATCTATCACAACCGGGATGATCAGGATCCCTACAATCAGGATGGGCAGCATATTTTTGCCGTTGCTTACGTTCAAATTGGTCTTGAAGACGAAGTTCATCAGCCTCGTGTTGGTCGTATTCGTATATGAAATTGTTATTCATTTTCCAACCCCTATATATTTATCGCCTTTTTTAGTTGCAATAACATATTTAGTTCTTTGATTACCATCATGAAACTCTATGCTAATGAACTTACTTTTACGAAGCCACATAAAGCTGCGGTGAATAGTTGCTGATGATGCAATTTCTTCTTTTAATGCCAATGCAACTAATTCCATAACTGTCATTGCTTTATACACTGATATTAAACACAATAGTGCTTCGGCTGAAGGACTCATGCCTGTTTTAATTCTTTGTCTGTGCCAGTCAATTGGTAACATATTAATTACTCCACCATGAAACTAAACAAATGGCTAAAACAATACCAATAAGCACTGCTAAAACCACATCCAGTATTTTGTCAATGTTAATGTAATCCATTAGGCTTCCTCAAAGTGCTTGTTAGAATTTGTGATAGTGTTTTCAAGACAATCAAGGATATATGTATCAATAACTTCTTGAATTCTATTTACGACTGAACTGTGGTTACCACCAACATGCCAATTGGTGATTTTATCTGTTTGAATACCATTGGCACCACAGTAATTAAAGCCATCTTTCCAATTGTAGATTGTGGCTCGTATTTCTTTGTGGTTGTCATCATCTAAAAACAGAATATCCCAACCAGCATCTGACTTGTATTCATCGGCTTTATGGGGTTGGCCAAATAAAGTGACTAATAAGTAATAGCCACATTTAATATTGCCCTTAAGACTTGTCCCATTTGGGTTTACAAAAATTTCGTTATGTGTAAGATACGACATCTTGATCCTTTGTTTATTGAGTTGTTTACTTTTATTTTCAAACCACTTGTTATTGAATACCTTTATTTTCAGTTCATAAAAATAAGGTGTGCTATTCATTGCACAAGGACATTATATACTAAACATCTAATAAATAAGCACAAATTTATTAATTATTTTGAATATATTTTTAAAAAAGGTGTTTACTTGTGCAGATGTTGTTATAATGAACCTTGTGGAAACACATTAACTTAACTTTCTGAATATAAAAGGATTCACTATGTCACACGAAATCGATTCAACCAAAGGTTTTTCAGCAATTGCATACAAAGGCGATATGCCTTGGCACAAACTTGGTCAACAAATGCAAGCAGGTCAAAGCATCGAGCAATGGCAACAAGCTGCAGGTATGGACTTCACCATCGAAGAACATGATGCCTTGTACCGTCTTAATGGTGATACACATAAAGTACCCGGTAAAAAAGTCTTGGTTCGTTCCGACAGTGGTAATGCTTTGACAGTGGTTTCAAAGACTTACAATGTTGTACAACCAAAAGAAGTTTTAGAGTTTTACCGTGATCTTACTGATAAAGCTGGTTTCGAACTTGAAACAGCTGGAGTTTTACGTGGTGGTAGAAAATACTGGGCATTGGCTTCCATGGGTAAAGAAGCTAAAGTCATGGATGATACAATCAAGGGTTATTTATTACTTGGTACAGCATGTGATGGTTCAATGGCAACAACGGCCATGTTCACATCTGTTCGTGTGGTATGTAATAACACTTTAGGTTTTGCAATGCAAGAAGCCACATCAGGCAAATCTAAAAACGTTGTTCGTGTTAACCACCGTGCAACATTTGATCATGATAAAGTTAAGGCTGAACTTGGTTTGGCTGCAACTTCATGGTCATCATTCCTTACAAGGTTAGAATTCTGGACTGAATCACATGTCACACAGGAACAAGCTGAAAAGTACTTTCAAACTGTGTCTTCATACGAAAACGATAAAGGTGAAACTATTGTGTCGAAGCGTATTAGCCAACAGCTAATGGCTTTATATAATGGTGCTGGAAAAGGTAGCAGTCTTAAGTCCGCTAAAGATACTGTTTGGGGTTTAATTAATGCAGTTACAGAATATGTCGATCATCATCAAGGTAGAACCTCAGATGTGCGGATTGATCGTGCATTTTTTGGTGATGGAATAGCTTATAAAGAAATGGCCGTTAATTTGGCCGAAGAACTAGTAGCAATCTAACATAAAAAAAGGCCCTAGTTAGAGCTAGGGCCTTAAGACAACTGCAAAGAAAACAAAGGAAAGGTCATATCAATGGGATTTTCGTCTCATGTAACACAACCGATCGGATTATACCATGACTTTCTTAAACAACGACAATTTGATGAACAAGATGAAAAGAGTCTTGGTCTTCAGTTTCTTGAAAAAGAGATTACAAAATCCTTACTTGGTCACACATACGAACATGCGGTAAAAATACCGTATTTTGATATAGATGGAAATGATACCGGATTCGTAAGGGTCCGATTGCTGATGCCACGGTCTAAGATGAAATATTCTCAGGCTAGATCAAGTGGCAGTCATATCTATTTTCCACCAACAGTTCATTGGCGATCTATCATTACCAATGTTGATGTGCCTATCATAATTACTGAAGGCGAATTTAAGACTTGGTCTATTACTAAACATGCAATGGCAAACCAATTGACGCAAGTTTGTATTGGGCTTGCCGGTGTTACATCATGGACTGACAAAAATGGTTTACACTTGCACAAGGATTTAATGCAAATCCAATGGCAAAGGAAAACCAATTTCAATGTCACGCATCGGAAGGTCTATATTGTTTTCGATTACGATGGTGCAAAGGATGATGGTGAGCCTAATGATCAGGTTGCACTTGCTGAGACTAAGTTAGCCATAGTTTTACGAGGTCTTGGTGCTGAGGTGCATTTGTGTCGTGTTGGAAGGTTTGGACCGGGTAAAGGTGCCAAATATGCAATTGATGATCACTTGAACGATGGTAAAGCTTTGACTGATGTCTTGGCAAGCACCTCTGTTGTGATGAATGGTGTAGATAGTTTGGACGTTCGGCTTCATGAGTTCAGCACTAAATACGCCTTGTACAATGGGGATGTCATCAGGTTAGATGATGGTCATATCATGAGCTTCCAAAAAGCAAAGATAGACTCGGCACAACATGTGTTCTTACAGTCTACACAAGTACAGACTAGACCGAATCAACCACCAAAGGTAGTGACTAGGGAATATGTACTGCTTGAAGAGTATAAGAAATGGCGAAAACGGTGTGACATCCGTAAAGTTGGTGTATTTCCCCAATACCAAGGTTTGAAGATTACACCTGACGGATGTTATAACTATTTGAGTAACTGGTTGCATGAACCTGTAATTGGCGATGTGACTGAATACTTGGAATTCTGTTCGTACTTTTTTAGGGATGAACCAGCATTTGCCGACTATTGGCACGATTGGGTAGCTAATGTAGTGCAATTTCCTCACAGGAAAAACAACACCACACCACAATTCGTTAGTAATGTGGAAGGTATTGGAAAGTCCGCTGTTGCTGAATTCATTGCTGAAATGCTTGGACTTGGTGAAAATGGACCAGCTATCATCATCGGTCCGGACGAACTATTTGGCAATTTTAACGGTATCTTTAAAAATAAAATCCTGATTGTGATTAACGAACCATCATCGGATCGTGAAGACCATTCGGCTCAGTTAAAAAGCATGATTACTGGACGTGAAATAGCAATCAATAATAAGTATGGAGCTCAATACAACATTGAGAACTTCATGAACTTTATATTTACGTCAAATAAACCTTACATTACACGAATGGGCGATAGTGCAAGAAGGGAAGCCATATTTAAACCGGAAAGCTTAACTAACTTGGAAACACACCCAAAAGTGGTAAGCTTAATGCTTTGGGCTAGATCACAACAAGGATTCGGTAAAGTGCTTAATTGGTATTACAACCGTGATATTACGGACTTTGACCCGTCAAAGCCTGCACCCAACACTAAGTACAAACAGATTGCAATTCAAGCTAGCAAAAGTCCGATTGAAGCATTTGCACAAGAACTTTGTGTCTTTGTGGTTGAGAATCTTGATGGAATTGCTGCATTTACTCCAACACATTTGGAAATACTTTGCGAAAGATGGGGTCATGATGTCCGTGCTAAAGCACAATACATTAAGAAAGCTTTGTTAAACTATGGTGAAGTTGAATCCGGTAAAGTGGTAAAAGTCCGTGGAAAAAGCTCTAGAGTTACCATCTTCAAAGTTACAAATGCATTGGCCAAAAAATGTAACTTTACCAATTACGGAGAATTAAGCATGTTGGCTGAAGAAACAGATGATGTTGTAAAAAGAGAATTGGAACTATAGTATTATGCAAGTTACATGAAAGTTACATCAAAGTTACGTGTGAAATGTAGCTAAGTTGTTGATATAAAAGACAAGTTACAAAGTTACAAAGTTACATTAATATTTAAGATAATATTTATATATAGATATAACGTCGTCGTATAATAGTTTCTAGAATGTTTGTAACTTTGTAACTTGTAACTTTGTAACTTTGACCTGAAAACTATTGTGTAATCGATCCAAAAAATAGATAGAATGCATTTTATTTTCTACCAATTACTATCATGAGCGATAAAAAAATCGGAAGACCTACGCTATATAAGCCAGAGTACTGCGACTTAGTTGTTGAACTTGGCAAAAAAGGCTTTAGTCGTGAAGCTATTGTTGCGGAACTAGATATTCATTACAATACTTTGAACTTGTGGGCTGAGCACAACGATGAGTTTATGGAGGCCTTGGAGCGCGCGAAAAACTTTGAGCTCGCGTTTTGGGAACGGATAGCTATGGACAACATAGTTGAGAGACCGAACGGATCCAAAGTGAATGCAAATCTCTGGTCTAGGTCAATGTCAGCCAGATTCCCAGCAAAGTACCGAGACAATAGCAAGGTCGAAGTCACGGGCAAGAATGATGGAGCAATTCAGGTCGATGTAGTTCATGACTTCGCGCAAGAGCTTATGAACGAAGTACTCAGCATCAGGCAAGATGACAGTAGCACAAGCAATCCATGATCACGTAGATCAAAGGCTTAAGACAGGTCCGAGCATAGAGCATGCTTCACCTGAATGGAAAGCCGCAATCAAAGCTCGCCTTAAATGGCTCCAAGTAGCTAACCCACACCAGATCCCGCCAAAGGGCGATTGGTGGAACATATGGCTCTTACTTGCAGGTAGAGGTGCAGGCAAGACAAGGTGTGCGGCTGAATGGACTTGGTGGGAAGCTTGGACGCATCCAAAAACTCGCTGGTTGGTTTCTGCTCCGACATCAGGGGACCTTCGAGACGTCTGCTACGAGGGGGACTCAGGCCTCTTGAGCGTAGTTCCCGAGGCAATTATCGAAACGTATTACAAAAGTTTACACGAGGTAATACTAAAGAATGGCTCTATCATTAAGGGCATAGCTGCATCAGAGCCAGAACGTTTTCGGGGACCTCAGTTTCATGGTGGTTGGCTGGACGAACTTGCTGCATGGCACTATCTAGACGAAGCTTGGAACATGCTGCAGTTTGGAATGCGGCTAGGAAAAAAGCCTGTGTTAATTTGCACAACAACCCCAAAGCCAAAACCTTTGATTATCGATCTAGTTAATCGTGACGGTGAAGACGTATGCTACACATCAGCATCTACGTATGACAACATAAAGAACCTAGCCCCATCTTTTCAGACGCAGATTTTGCAGTACGAGGGAACATCATTAGGCAGACAAGAAATTCACGCCGAGTTGATAGATCCTGAGGAGGCAGGAATTGTAAAGAGACAATGGTTCAAGTTGTGGGATGCGCAAACACCCCTACCCCCATTTATTTACGTGGTGCAATCTTACGACTGTGCAACATCGGATAAGACCACGAATGATCCGACGGCATGCACGGTGTGGGGAGTATTTAAGCCTGAAGATAAACCGATGTCGGTCATGCTTATAGACAGTTGGGACGAGTACATGAAGTACCCTGATCTTCGGCCACGTGTAATTGATGAGTTTGCAAATATTTACGGGGATAATGATGAATTTGGGCAGGGTAAAAAAGTTGATTTGATTCTTATAGAAAACAAGTCGGCAGGGATTTCATTGATCCAAGATTTGCAGAAAGCTGGGTTGCCAGTACGTCCTTACAATCCTGGAAATGCAGATAAAACGCAAAGGTTAAATATAGTTGCGCCAATTATTCAACGGGGTTTGGTATATATACCTGAGTCGCAAGTCAGAGAAGGAATGGCTCGTGATTGGGCAGATGCTTTGATTAATCAGTTGTGCGCATTCCCTGAAGTCCGGCATGATGACTTAGTGGACTCAACATCACAAGCATTAAGATATTTGCGTGATAGCGGTTTTCTTGTGTTGGATTATTTGTATAATCCGGAAGACGGTTACGCCGATGATTCACGTCCTAGAAGGGTTAACCCATATGCCGCTTAATGAAGACGATATTCCATATATGAAAGCCTCATTAATGGCAAATGGTCAGATGCCACCGCCTGTCTATGATGATGGTGCTAGTCAATTTGGTCAAGATCCTTACATGCAGCAAGTAGGGCTTTTTGGCAGAGGGCCTAAACCAGTTAAGCCAGTTGCACCGCCTATTGACATACAACGTCGATCAATTCTTGGATTATCGCCTCAAGCAGAGTATTCAGTTCCTGCAATTAGACCTGTTGATATTCCAGTTCCAACATCTAATTTTCCAGCGCCTGCACCTCAACAAGCACCGGCACCAACATCAGCACCTGCGCCATCTGTTAGTCCGTTAAATGACTTGGCCGCTAAAGCCATGAACACACCCGTATCTAGACGTGAAGTGCTTAAAAAAGCCGGTCAAGCTGCTTTGAATCAAGCATTACCTACGCCTAAGATTGCAGATGTTGTGCCTGAGATTGTGCCGCCATTAACTGAAGTTGCAAAGACCACGTTTGCAAAGAATGGTAACATTGACTTTCATCTTGGTGATTTTATTCATCATGCATTTAATGATGCATATGAGCAAGAGCCACAGGCAGTGGCACAAAGTGCATGGTTATTAGCTCGTGACTACTTAAAAGATCGTATACCAAAAGAGAAACTTGATTCAATGGATGCGTTGGCTAATACACCAAATGGAAAATACAACGAGTATTCTTCAGATGATATATCTAATAAAGATGCGCATGAGTTGTACATTCATATGCAACATCAGCTAACTCACAACTTAAAACCACATGAAATGGTTGATGTGTTACGCAACTTGCACCAATATGACTATGATGAGCAAGAACTATATGATAACATGTCTGAGTTTTATAAGTACGATCCAAGATCATACGAACCTAAGTTTGCAGAACTAGGGTTAAAGCCTAAACAAGGTGATAGATCTTTTGAATTTCAAAGCTTAGTAACACCTGAAGAGTTTAGTAATTATCTTGATCAGTCATGGGAACAAGCACAAAAAGAAAAGAAAGCCAATAAAAATAAAACTGAGAAGAAGAGTAAATAATGGCTATACTAACTGATGCAATGGGCAATCAAATCGGTTATGAAGACGATGCGCCTGTAGATCAACCTTTAGCACAACCTAGTGGAAATAGCCCGTTACATTCAGCGATTAATAAAGTAAAGCATGTAGCCACTAACTACAATCCTTTAATGGTTATGAAGTCTTTGCAGGATCTTGCAAGGACTACGGTGATAAACCCTGCTGTTGGTGCACTTGGTGCGGCACAAGGTCTTGTTAGATCCGTGCCTGACGTTGCTAATGACATTAGTAATTATGCACAAACAGGTGAAGTTAACAGAACAGGTCTTAACACAGCAACTGATTTAGCCAATAGGTTTAATCAGATGCACATGCAACCTGCACAAACTCCGCTTGGCCAGAATTTTGAAGATTATTTAGCCAAAAAAGCACCTGACATTCCTATATTGCCAATGTCACCTAGAGGCGGCATTATTGGTAATATGACCGGGCTTGAAGAACGTAGACCTTTAGTGTCGCCTAGTGATGTAAGAGCGGCTATTGGTAAAGCTCAGATCGTAGGTGGTGAGTTAAGGGATTTACCACAAGATTTTAGGAATGCACAATCAGGTATTCAAAAACAAAACATACTGGGCGAACCTACACTAGGTGTTAAAGCACAAGGTGTTGCCGATAGTATTGGTGACATTATGGCTAAACGCCAAATGCAAGGTTTACCACCTGTGCCAGGAATTCCCGCTGAATTACAGCCTAGAACTAATTTATATGCCGTTAGACCTGAAGGTTCACCAATGCTATCGGCGACAACACAGAAAGTCAGTCTAGATCGTGGCGGTATGGATGAGGTAATTAGGGATATTTTGCCGTACGGTCCAGTACTTGATCAAGACAGTGCTAATGCACTATATAGGTATCATGTCATAGGCGAAAATCACCACGAAGCATTTGAAAATTTTAAACGGCAAAAAGCACAAGAAGAATTTCCAAATCTTAGTGCTAATGATGCAGAACGAGCTGTTGATTATAAATACCCTGGGCGAGAACATGATGATTACATGAAAAACATGATGAATGAATTTGCAACAGCAAATGGCTTAATCAGCGTTGACCAACTTGCTGAGAATCATCAAAAAGGTGTTAATGCATTAACTGGCCCATTTAAGCAGTACATTTCAAAATATTTAGGTACTGAAAAAGATCCATTGCTAAATGAAGCATTAAAAGGCATTACAATGCGTGCAAGTGATGATCTTGCAAGCATGTCTACACCAAATGAAGATATTGAGCATGCAAGAACCAAGTTTAACCCTAATATGCCACTAGGTACGGTTACGCCTAAAATAGTTAAAAAGCAAGAAGAAATCGCTAAGTTGCAAAAAGAATCTGATGATCGCCAAGAGACTAGAGATAAGTTACACCAACAAGCGGTGTCTGAAGGTTATGCCAGACCGATGACATATCCAGGTGCAAAAGAAAATATTAAAGCATTAGAAAAAGTAAACACAGCTTTACAGCGTGCGCATACTGATATGGACAACCTTAAGATTGCGCATAACTATGAAAACATGGCTGATGATGCATTGCGCGGTATGACAGCAGAAAAGATGTGGAGCAAGATTCCCCCACCTGAGCGTCAGTTTTACCCACAACTTGAGCACCTTGTTAACACTCAACCACACACAACTGTATATGACGTTAGAGCTGGTGCATTACACAGATTAGGCGTTAAGCAAATCGGGGATGAAATATACAACCGTTTGTTAACAGGTAAGATGACAGAAAAAGAATTGGCAAGAACACCCATCGATGCTCTTGTTAGGGATGTCACTAAAGAACGGATAGCTAAAGAACTTGAAGCTAAAAAATCATTAGTGGCAAGAAAAGAAAAAATCAGTTCTATTTACAAAGATGATTTAAGCACAATACCACCACAAAATCATTTTGGGAATGCACACGTCAAAGAAATTGATAGCAACATGTCACCAGAAGAGATTGAGTTTTGGTTAAGCGGTGAAACTGAAATACTAGACCATTGTGTTGCAAAAGGTATTGATAGACCATCACATAAACATACATTCACAGGCGCAGAAAGAAATTACTTGCCACTAACAGATATTTCTACACAATCAGCAGAAAACCCATGGGGTAAACGTTTTTCTGAAACAACTAGAAAGAATCTCACTGGGTTTATTAGTAATGCAATGAATGGTGATACTAAATTTGGATCACTAAGGGATAGTAAAACTGGTATGCCTGTTGGGTTAGTTGAATTTTCTGATATGCGGCAAGATGCATCAGGCAAGAAAACTTATCAAATTGGTTATGCAACACAACACCACAATAAAGATATTGACCCACAATATAGAAATTCACTTCGTGATTATTTAAATGCTAAATCAGACGAAATCAGAAACATGGACACGACTGATAAATCTGGTGTGTATGACACTAAAGCATTAAGTGCTAGATTTTTAGCAGGTAAAGCTAATATGTCTGAAGAAGCGTTTAGGATTGCTTCAGAAGCGCATGGATTACCTAGGTTTGTCACACAAGAAGATTTGATGGACTTAAAGAATCATAATCCACCTCCAGCATCTGTGGTTGCCGTAAGACGTCAACATGGCAATAATGATAGATTGCATGAGTTGGAAGCAACTAGAAGACAATTAGACGATGATTTAAATGAATTAGATAGGAATGATTTCCCATCAGAAGAAGACTATCTAGATGCACGCCATGACTTAGAAGATCGTATGCGTGATGCCACACAACGGCATATTAACTTAACTAGGCGGTTAGAGCAAGAACACCCAGGGTTGACTAATAATGCTAGGTATTTAATTGGTGCCGGTGACCCATTAGTACCAATACCTAATATTCTTGCTTCTACTAATAACTATCGTATTCACACAGCATACAGAAGATATCTTCAAGATTTGTATGATGAAGGTCTAAACAATGAAGATATAGAACAGTCATTAATCACATCAACACATGAAATAAATTATGGTCGTGTTGCGCCAACTGACCATGATCTTAATACTGATGCAGAACTAGCTGAATTAGGTCATATGTTGGAAGCACATAGTGATGCCGTGCAGTATTATTTTTTACAAAATGAAAATATGCCGCAACGACAAGGTGCACAACAAGCTATACAGCCATATCAATTTCCTGATATTGCAGGGTTACGCCAAGAAATACCTTTATTAGGGCATTTAAATGATGCCGCAGTAGAGACCATACATGATGTTGCAACATCCATAATTAACGGTAATGCTAATCCCACTCATGGGCGCAGAAGTATAGAGCAAGTTATAAGCACTTTGCAAGGTGGTATTAATTTCGCCGGCACAAGAACTAGTTTTGACCGCGAAGGCGTGGCAACTGCGCTTCAGCATTACTTAGAT